CATTAGTAGTTAAAGTTTTGATATGAGTTATTATTTTGCTAGATGGATTAGTAGCATTAATAGTACAACCTGATTCTACATTATTCACACTTGCTCTCACTAATCCTGTCCCACTGTAATTGCTTGTAAATACAGTACTATTACCTACAGAAGTAGATAAAGAACCAAACGGCTCACTGGATATGACATGCCACATTACATTCTGAGACATATCAGTCTTACTACCAGAATCTCCTGCAATAGTTAAAGTGACAGGTTCACTCTCGAACTCATTATAGTAAGCAACTATGGGTATGATACGTTGAGGCGAACTCAACCGTGTTGTACGCTCGGCTTTAACAACAGAGAAATTAACTGTATCGCCAACAACAACATTCTGAGTTCCTGTTGGGGTAATCAATAGTTCTGTGTTGTCTACAGACGCACCAGCATTTTTAGCAGTAATCTTATGTGTCCCACTATGAGAAATATCATAATATTCACTACCCGTAACATCACACAAGTGAGTTATATCTATACTCTCGCCATCATCATAGTGTGCTATAACACTGTAAGTAGTATTACCATTATAAGTAATTGTAGTATTGCTTATCTGTAATGTAATATTCTCTATCTTAACATCTGAACCAATAAGATATTCTCTGTAAGAATCACTAACATACTCAATGTCTTCCGCTAACCACTTTAACTTAGAGAACAGACTAATAATCATCCCCGTGTAAACATTCTCGGCATTAACGTAGCCTGAAGATTTCAAGGTATCATAGTAATACTTCAAGTAATCATACTGAGAATCCCCGGAAGTACAAGCACATTCGGAAGTAAAACAGCCTTCACTACACTCCGTTAAAGAGGGATCACAGGAAGGATGCACTATATTCTTGTTCAAATATAAGTAACTAAGAGAATAATAAGCTCCATATATATCTTCGAACTTGCTGTCATCTGTTTTTGCTTCGGTACTGAGAATCAAAGAATTTAATAGATTCCACGATAAGATAAAATCAATAGCTTTTCTTGGGAGATTACACGGGCATTTATGAAATATCTTTAAATAATAAGGTAAAGCAGCATTATAAATAGCAATATCATTGACAATATAAGCATTTACATAGGGCACTCTTTTTTCTTCTGGAGTATCATCTGAATACACACCACCTACATAAAAAGATACTTTAAATAATCCGCTGTTAAACTCCTCGATACTGCTAACAACCTGCTTAGCTATGAGCTCTTCAGCACTAACAAAGAAAGAAGCAATTACTGTAGAGACATTGAAAGTCTTGATATAGTAATTGTCTCCACTAAAATAAGACTTTATAACTACAGAGTTTAAAATATTTCGTTCATAGAAATTCTTTTTAGAAACCTCTGCGCGGATATAAAGACCTCTGTCTGGGATTAAATATGCTTTGCTTACAGTAATTACCATATTAATTTATATTAAATAGGGGAGTTTTTAGGCTCCCCTTTTTATTTTAGTGTGTTACTCAAAATTAAGAAGTAGTAACAGCAGTTGCTACACCATCCAAGAAATACTTGGAGAGACCAAGATAAAGAGCAATACCATTTGCCTTACCCTTAAGGTCATTAGTAACCTTGCTTACGATAGTGAGAGTCTTGGGACTGCGCTCAATATCCTCAGCATCACCTGAGTAGAAATACTGAATATCCATAACATCATAAGCAGAAGTAGGATCAACAAGATACTCAGTATCAAAGTTGTTGGGCCAACCTACCTTACGATATTGGTCACCACGCTCTCCATGATAGAAATACTCCATGTCGGCAATAGTGTGGCCGTTATTAACTGTAGCACCAGTATTAGGATCAGTATAACTGGTTGATGTAGTAAAAGGAACAAGTCCATCAGTGCCAAGATCCAACCAAGGAGTTTCTACACCACCAATATTAACAACATTGCCGGATACTGTAAAGGGAAGAATCTCTTTGTTGAATTTACCTAAAGACCAGTACTGAGGAACCTCAGAGAGAGTAATCTTATCATCCGCTGTAGTAATAGTGATGATAGGATGAACCTTATTCTCGTTCTTAACACTGCGCTTCAGAGAAGCAGCAAGAGCAAGATAAAAATTCTTCGGAGACATTGCAGTCTTTGTGTATACATGGGCAACCTTAACGAGCTTTTGCTCAGGAGAGAGCCCCACAAAAGGACTGAAAGTAACGCGGAGAATATAATTCACTCCGGCAGGCACATTGCCGCTATCAAGAATATCAGGATCTACTTTGATAGTATAAGAGCGAATGGGCTTGACCATCTTCGATGCAGAAGTAACAGAGAGGGAAACTACTTTCCCTTGCTCGATAAGGTCGCTGCGAGATACCTCTCCCTTAGCATTAGCAGAGAGCAAATAGAAGGGGGCGGGAACAGTCTCGCCATCAAAAATAACAATCTTGCCTTTAGTGGGCTTTGTATAAGAAGCAGAAGTCCCACGAACAAGGGCATGATTGGCAACATAAAGTTGACGTGCTTGATTAGTTGTAAAAATAGCCATAATCTAAATTGTTTTATTCAGTTTGTTTAGCTTGAGATACTGCACCAGTTGCTTTCCATGCTTTGTCAGCTAATTGCACAGCACTAGACAGTATCATGTCATGTACGGAATCTGGAAGCTCACACTCTGTTTTACCAGATATACCACAGATAGTTAATCCCCATTCTGCAGGATAATCACCGCTTTGTAAATTCTCGATAATTATAGGTTTGGGCTTTCGCACATACCGCACAAGATAATTTTTTAAATCGTCTCCCTCTCTCAGTATCAGGTTTGAAACACGGCGTACAGGCTGAGTGCCTATATCTGTGTCACCAATTGATAGCCGAAGAACTTTCCTCTCGTTCGGTCGTCTGAAAGGGTCTTCAAGCGTCCTATCAAGCGTGTCGTGGGTAACTGGAACAACTGACACTTTCTTACCATAATTGGTATAACATGTTGGTCTGTCCCCAATCGTTACGTTAGCTGACTCATACACAATCCACCAGACATCTGATGGGAGAATAAATGACAACATCTTTGTGTTAGTAGAGGCAAGATGTTCTCCTCCTTGAAAAAAGTTATTACTGGCATTCTCGCCAAGGAATGTACACTCTTTAACTAAACCAGTAAGATAAGAGGTAATATCTTCGGTCATTTCAAACCCCCTCCCCAAAGTACCATTATAAAGAGACCTTACAATGACATACAGTGCCTCTGTAAGAAAAACACTCTTCTCATAAGTATTTAGGGGCGGAGCCTGATTAGACGTAATGTTGTTATACAGAATATCAAACTCTCTGCTGAACTCTTCTGTTGTCATAATATCTAAGTTTTACTTAGGAGTCCCAGAAACTTTCGCCTCAAGGGATAGTTTTAATTGTGAATTCTTGGGTAAATTCAAGAACGCACATGCTACAGGAAGTAAGGGCTCTTCATTCTGGCTACACAGCGGGCTGTTATCATCTCGTAAGTAATAGTAATTACCTCGTGTATAAATAAGGCCTGCCTCAATAGCCTTCTTGATAAGCACTTTCGTGTCGAGATAAGGATCTGTAGAAATACGCAAGAACTCCGTAGGATTACTCTGTATATAATCATAACATTTGCCCTGTAAGAATTCAATACGCTGGTTAGGAGCGGTAGTCTTGCCAGACAGCTCTTCAACAATAACACGGAGAATATCAACATCGTTCTTGATTTCACCATAACGAAGATAACACTGTTCTGTCTTAGAAATTCTATTCTGCTTCTCAAGCTCTTGCTCTCCCTCTTCGATAATAACAAATTGATAGGTCGCCTTTGGGCGAGTAGTCAAAATCTCTTGCGAAGGGGCAATAAAATCTTTATTTGCTAAAAGAACCTTATATTTAATATAATCCTCTGGAACTGATAAATCAAGATAGTTATCGTACTTTTCAAGACGAACTTGATAGTTTGCCCAATAATTATCTTTCTTTCTGTAAACGCTTAATGCATCTACATCAAGTCCCATGATATATTCTAAAAAGGTTTTCTCGGCAGCAGTAAGAACATTCTTATAAATACCGGACCTCAACACGGGGACAGTATATCTCCTAACAGCACTCTCGGCCATGCCACCGCCTAAGATATGCTTAGGGTTCTGAACAAGGCCTGTAGTCTTGGGAATCAATTTCACCTGAACTCGTACATTACGAAGACAGTTTACTAAGGGTTTCCCATCAGGAGTATATTCTGCACTTTTCTCTTTCATCTCTTTCGTTGCTTTTCGCATACCCTGTCTTCCTGTTTTTACTTCTGGAGCTTTCACTAAATCATCGGAAGTGATTGCGTCCATATCCAACTTTGCTTCCATATTAAATTAATTCTTATGTTTAACAAAAATCTAGGGAGATGGAGGATTCCACCTCCCTAAATAATATTCATTTTATTCACTCTCTGCCAATACTGCAGGAATAATACTCATAGTCCTTGTAGGATCAAGAACACATACGCCGAGTGTTGCCATCCTGTGGAATACAGCGGAGTCCTCATCAAAGCTCATGAATTGATTACCAATCTGACCTGTATAAGGATTCCTAAGTCCCCACTGATAGCCACGATATTCAGGCTGTCCCTTTATAGCACACTTGAAGATATTAGGCTGATCCATAGTACCAACATAGAATATGTCGAACCTATAGGAGTTTGCTACACCACCCTCAGGATGAAGAATCTTGTTACGAACAGGATCATCATAGAAGGGGTTCACATCAAGTTTTACATGCACACCGTTAGGAGCAATCCACTCAGTTACTTGGAAGTCAGTTACCTTAATTCCATTCTGAGGAGCATACTCTGTTGTTGCCTTTGAGAAGTAAGAAGGATTACCACTTGAATACATGGGCATCCAACCAGATGCAGAGTTCTTTGCCTCACGATTGAAAATAAGAGCTCCGCGCTCACCTGTCTCAATAATGAAAGTGCGCTCTCCAAAGCCCAATTTACCAGCAGAAAGCTCATAAAGAGCGTCAAGAATAAGTGTCATAACACCTTCGGTATCATTGTAATACATAGTGTTACCATACTCCATTTGCTCAAGGAGGCCGGCACCAGTCTTAATAACGTTGCCAGACTTACCTACATTCATATATTCGCCATTCACATTGCGGTTAGAGCGGCCATACATAATGGCATTGTTCTTATACTCGTTGAATTGCTCTTCAAGCTGGAACTCTACGTTGTGCATCCACATATGGGAAATGTCGTGAGTAAGTTTTCCACCAGCAGTTTCCTTTACAATAGGAATACCAACAGCAAGTTTCTTGTTAAGCATCGATCCAGGCACCTTATGCTGGATACGAATGGTGGACCACTCGTTACGCATCGATACAGGGCTAGCAAAACGAACATCGCCTACTTTCCGAGAGAGTTCTTTCTCAACGAAAGCTGCTTCGATGGAGAATTTCTCACCTGCAAGCAAACGAGAAGCAGGAACACCATCGGTGTTACCACCAGCAAGTTCTACCTTATAAACCGCGTTACTCCCCTCCATACGAGGATCGCCAAGTACACGGAATTGATATACTTCATTAAGATTACCTACTAAAAATTCACCGTCAGCAAACCAGTCTTCACCAAATACAAGATAGAAAGGTTCAGTGTTAGCACCCACATTACCAGAAGCAGAAGTAACTACTGAACCAGTAATAGTACGTGCCTCTATAAGAGGAACATGCTTACGCGATGAACCAATTACATCCCAAGTATATTCATCGTCTGTATCAAATTCCTTTGTGGGGAATCTGTCCAGGAATGTACTGAGGGTTTTACCATAATGATAGGCTAACAGCTGTACCATCAACGCGCTCGCCTTTTGAGGAGCGGTTTGATAAATGCTGCCCAAGTGGTTTTCCTTTGTCAGACCTTTCCAGGACTGAAATCCTACCATTTGAAATTTACCAAGTTTTCCAGGCATAATAATTAAAATTTAAGTTAATAATGTTTAAATGTCAATTTTCCACCCAGCATGGACAGCGCTTTCTTCATCGCTCACTCCTGATACGAAATTGAAACTTCCATCAGAATTTCGAGAAGTACTATTTATAGTGTGCTCTAACTCCTTAAGGTGGCTTTTTACTTCTTTCTTTACTTTCCCCTTGACAATCCCATCAATAGATTTGAAACCATCAGTGAGAGTGTAAAGTATTCCAAGGTTTTTAATGAACTCCATTGGGTGTTCCTTTTGGTATTTCTGAATGGCTGTATAATATGTGTTGGTAGACTCATCCTTATATGCAGGATTCATAATATTTTCAACTACCTTCTTACGTATATTAACATCCATTGAAACACCGCCTAACAGGTTTTTATCATTAAGAATAGATTTCTCCAACTCTTGTGATTGTTTAGCTGTTTGGGCTTCATTCTCTTCCTTCTCCTTTTTCTTAGCTTCCAACAGGTTATTATATGCGGATTCAAAATATTCCTTGTTCGAACGCAAGGCCTCTTTTGCCTCCTCAATATCTTTACCTGCTTCAAAAATATCGTTTACCTTTCGTTGGATCTGCTGTTCGGAGTAACCTCTGTTAAGTAAATCTTGTGATATAAGATTTCTTCGCAGAGTTACTCCTGCCTCCTCCTCAGAATGAAGTTCATCCTCTGTAATCCTATCGAGATAAGAACTTATTGCTTCGTTTTGACGAATAGCATCTGTATTCACACCATAATCCAAAGCATTAAGAATTCTTTTCTGACGAGCATCCAGTTTGGAATTAACCTCTTTCTCGACAGCGTTAGCAAAAGATTCTGCATCTTTTACCTCTGCCAAATCTTCTTCGGAAAGACCAGTAAAAACACCATCACCAACAAGAGCACCGATAGTGGAAGCGTAGAAGTTGGATTTGGAAGAAGTCGGAGCACCAGGTTGCAATGGTGTTTCTCCTTGGCCGTCCTCGCCACCTACGCTCTTCGGATCAGTATCAAACAGACGCTCTGCATTGACTTCTTCCTCGGCAGCTTGTTTTGTTGTATTTTCGTCTGAACCACTCTCAGGTTCAGTATTAATTTCTTCTTCTGTGTCGACATCACCAGGGATATTAGCGAAGAGCCTACTTATTTCCTCCTCACTCATGATGTTGTCTAAATTTAAACCTTCTTCCATATAAAATAAATTAAAAAAA